TCTAGCAGATCAGCTGTACAAATACGTAAACGGTGTCTATATCCCCGATATGTGGGGCCAAGGCGAAGCCGCAAGACTTTGGTGCTACCGTGTGGAGATTCGTGAAACCCAGAGCAACATGGCGTTTCGCGAAGGCCATCGTGAATGGAATGAAGATCTGTTCATTCAATAAATTCAACAAAAGCATCAATGGCATTCCGTCAAGATATTAAAAACTATGAAAAAGAATACTATAACTTTCTTTTTCCACTCGCATATCCCAATGCCACTGAAGAAGTTAAAAATTGGATACTAAATTATATGATACCAAACGGTGATGTCACCGTTGAGAGTGTGCTTGAAACTGCTATAGCTGTACAAAATAATATTAGAAAATATAGCACAGTGGGATCGGACTTCCTGGGAGAAGATGGTGAGCCTGGCGGTGATGCTAAAAAAGCTAGTGCAGCAGTAAATCCACATAGACCAAGAATGGAGGCTAGGATTTCTGATTTTAGAAATAAAACTGGCGATCTTTATGCTTGCGTTTACGAACCAGTGCAAGCAAAATTTTATTTTTTTAACATTCCCTTTTCCTATCACACTCAACGAAAATCATTGATGGTATACTTTGAACTTGATGGATCCCCACGTCGCAACCGGATGAGACCCGACACCCCCGAACCGCTGTGGCAATTTGAATGCCCCACTGGCATTTATAACCTAGTTGATTTAAAAAAAATATAAAAGCGGGCAGTACATGCAAATACCAGGGTTGAAGCAATCTGATATTAAGTGGCTTCATGTTGAACTAAGTACTAGATGCAATGCATGGTGTCCTGCATGTGGTAGAAACAATCTCGGATTTGGGTTAGTTGATCATTTGGTCGAAGAAGATTTAAATTTTGACACACTGCAACAAACATTAAAAAAACTACCAAACTTGCATACCATACAACTATGTGGCAACTATGGTGATCCCGTGATTGCAAAAAACATCACCGAAGTAATTGAGCTCTGTAAAAAGTTTTGCAAAAAAATACAGATACACACCAACGGAAGTCTACGCAATGCTGAATGGTGGCATTACATGGCAGAACAATTAAAAAATATAGAGCATGACGTGTGGTTTGGTATTGATGGCCTCAGTGATACCCATCATCTTTACAGGCAAGGTACTGATTTTGATAAGATTATTAATAATGCCACATCTTTTATCAATAATGGCGGCAATGCTGTATGGCAATTTATACCATATCAGCATAATGAACATCAAATTAAAGACTGTATTCGGCTGAGTCAGCAGTTGGGATTTAAAAAATTTAAAATGGCGACGCTTCATCGAACAACCACCATCGTAAAACATTACAAGTCTGGTATAGCGTACACACTTTCGCCCCCGGGTTCTGTTTCCAAATTACTGAAAACATTGAATAATGAACAAAACACCAGCACAAAAATAGATGATTGCATGCACTATGCTTACCCAAGTATCTATCTGGGAGCAAATGGGAAATTTAGCACCTGCTGTTATCAGCATAAGAAAACTTTTGACACTATTGAAGAATTATTTTATAATAGGCAAGATTTAACTAATATTATTTGTATAAAGAACTGTGGAATATGAAAATTAAAGTAAGTGAAATTTTTTACAGTGCACAGGGTGAAGGCCGCTTTGTCGGTGTGCCCAGTGTATTTTTGAGAACCTTTGGCTGCAATTTTACTTGCAGTGGTTTTGGTTGTGCGCCTGGTGATAAAAGCATCGAGGCTGATGACATTGCAAAAAATGTCCATCTATATAAGACCTTTGACACTCTGCCCTTGGTAAATACTGGATGCGACAGTTATGCAAGCTGGCACCCTGCGTTTAAAGATCTAAGCCCCAGCTATGAAATCGATCAGCTGACTGAAAAATTGTTGGCCATAACGCCCAATGGCAAATGGCGTCAGAGTAACGGCAATAATGTGCATCTGGTGATTACCGGAGGAGAACCTTTGCTGGGTTGGCAACGCGCCTACGAAGATTTAATTAGCCATGTTAACATGCAGGATCTCCGAGAGATCACATTTGAAACCAATGGTACGCAAAAGCTACAGCCCAGATTCAAAGACTTCTTGACTGCCTGGCAGCAGCCTGCACTGGGCGGAGTCAGGGACCACAACATCACATTTAGTGTGAGCCCCAAGTTGAGTGCCAGCGGGGAATCCTGGGATGATGCCATAAAACCCAAGATCATTGCTGAATATGAAAAACTTGGAGTAACCTACCTAAAGTTTGTGGTGGACTCAGAACAGCATTTTCAAGAAGTTGATCAGGCAGTATCTCTGTATAGAGATCAGGGCTTTACTGGCAGTGTGTATGTTATGCCGCAAGGCGGTACCCGGGAAGCGTATGAGGGGAACTTAACCAAGGTTGCGGATCTAGCCATGGCACGTGGGTATAATCTTAGCCCAAGATTACATTGTTCCATCTGGGGCAATGGATGGGCAAAATAAAAAATAAAAACAGGGGATAATAAATGGGATTAATTGAACGTTTTTTCAAAGCAAAAGAATCTGAGGCCACTGTTGCGGCGCCACCGCCCGAAGTCAGAGTCCCCGAGGTATCAGCTAAACCAGAAAAACAGCCCAAAAAAGTAAAAAAACCCAGAGTAGTTAAAAAAACTGCAAAAGAGTTGGCTACTAGTAAGGGAGAACCCTGGGTTAATATTGTCAGTGTTGAGTTAGATTCCGAAGACATCGGGCAGGGCGCATTCGAACTAGACTGGAATGAGTTCTTTGTGGTCAAGTTAATTAAATCAGGGTACAAAGGAAAAGACGATCAACAAATTGTGGATCAGTGGTTCCAGGATATATGCAGAAATGTGGTACTCGAGACATTTGAACAGTATGAGGCAAACAATCCCAGGCCCATCAGCGGTATTCAAAAAAAGGATATAGGTGATGGGCGTAGCGAAATATTTTAGATCGCTGGCCAATTGTGCAACCAAGTGTTGACAATCATTCAATAATATACTAACATTGCCATATGCGTTACTTAATTGTCGATACAGCTAATACATTTTTTCGTGCACGGCACAGTGCACACCGTCAATCAGATGCCTGGGATAAAGTTGGGTTTGCAATCCACGTCACCTTGGCCAGTGTGAACAAAGCCTGGCGGGACCAACGAGCAGATCACGTGGTGTTTTGCTTTGAAGGACGTAGTTGGCGCAAAGACTTCTATGAGCCCTACAAGAAAAATCGTTCAGTGGCACGGGCTGCACTCACAGAATCTCAGCAGGAAGAAGATAAGTTATTCTGGGAAGCATTTGACGATCTTAAAACTTTTTTAACCGATAAGACCAATTGCACTGTATTGCAACAATCCACCCTGGAAGCTGACGATCTTATTGCTGGTTGGGTACAGAATCACCCTGGTGATCATCACACTATTATCAGCACAGATACTGATTTTTATCAACTCTTGGCCGAGAATGTTAACCAATACAACGGGGTGGCTGAAGAATTGCACACACTTGCTGGAATTTTTGATAAAAAAGGCAATATGGTGATCGATAATAAAACTAAAGAGCCTAAAAAAATTCCCGATCCAAAATTTATTTTGTTTGAAAAATGCATTCGCGGAGATTCCACTGACTTTGTATTCAGCGCGTATCCGGGTGTACGACAGAAGGGCACCAAGTCCAAAGTTGGGCTAGTTGATGCCTACGAAGACATGAAAAATCAAGGATTTAATTGGAACAATTTCATGCTGCAACGCTGGACTGATCATAATAATGTCGAGCATCGGGTACTGGACGATTACCATCGTAATCGTACTCTGGTAGATCTAGCAGCACAGCCCGAGCAGGTGCGGGCTTGCATCGATAATACAATTGCTGATCATAAGAAATGTTTAAATCGCCCCATGGTGGGGGCACAGTTTTTAAAATTTTGTGGGAAATACGAATTAAAGCGGCTAAGTGATAATGCTTCTGCTTTTGGTGAACTATTAAGTGCAGGGTATCCAGAATGAACAAAGAACTATTATATAATCTTCAACTTCAAGCGGGTGGCAGTCACTACCCAGCCATCAACTCGCATCTTCAGGAAAAGTTTGCAGAATTGATCGTTAAAGAGTGCTGTGCAACAATTGAAAATGCCATGATGTCTCTAAACGATCATCGTGAAAAAATTGGGGCTGAATTTGCTGCACACGCAATCGCCAAACAATTTCGTATTGACTGATCACACCCACTGAGGCCATTATGAATTTTAAACTCTGGTGCATGGAAAAATGGTTTGAGCATGTGGATGAAATGGTTAGCTATCGCTGGCCAGTGACATATACCTACCGCGACTATATTCAAAAATATAAATGGTGGCTTAAAAGCCAATATAAATTAGAACGGAAAAATACTTAATGTTTATGACTGATAACCTTATTGCAAAAACTGTTCTTAAAAACAAATATTGGATCGTGGAAGCCAGTGGGTCCAAGGTGGGAACCATACAGGCCGTGGATGACAACAGCGGATTTGTGTACGTGTATAATGAACGGCGAGAGAAGTTTAAGACTATCAAACGACTTTCCAAAGTGTACAATGTAATTTTTGAAAATTCCACTGCATCCAGGGACAAACAACAAAAATTACATGAAGTACATGGATATCCAGCGTCAGTAAAACCCTGGAATATGCTGTGGGATGTCAAGCACCAATTCCCTGTGTTTACCAAAACATCGAAAAGTAAAAGTTTTTTTTGTGCTGGATTTTATATAATTCAATTCAATCACAGCTGGGCCAAGAGCTATTGTCCAAAATTTATTACATTAAATCGTTATGAATTTCAGGGACCATTTAAAACTAAAACTGAAATGCTGGATGCATTGAAGGCTGCGGAATGACCACGGCCAATCTGAGTCTGCATCTTAAAAACTTTAATGAAAAAGTCAAGGTAATGAATCAGTCAGGTAAACAAAATTTAACACTATCTGTGCAGGAGGCCAGAAGCCTACATGCAGATATTTTTGATTTGCTTAATCACTGTGCACAGCTGAGCAAACAAACAGCATCAATCGCTAAAGAACAAAATTCAGTTATACAAATAGCAGTAGACGGTGGTGGATTTAAATAATCTGCGTATATTTTATCATAAATATACAAAACATTCGATAATATCATGGGCAGACCTAAACCAAACGTGTTAGTGGAACATGTAAATAAACACACATACAAGAGTGAGCAGATCATATTCAGTGACGGTATCTGGGCAGTATTTTATGACAGTAAGCCCATAAATCTAAAATCTGAAAATATGCTGGTCAGCTATCCGGGCCCAAAATATAAAAAAACCAGTTTTAGCAATCCGGGGCATGCCATCAATCTGGCAAAAAAGCTAAATTTATTGTTCAAAACAAATCTATTCACTGTGGTTCTGCTTAGACAAGGTGAGCGCATTTACCCATAAAAGGCACACCCAGCCACAGTTAAATGAACTGTGGGCCTCACGTTCAGGCAAGACCACCTATGAAATTGCCTGGAGTACTTGGCATACTCCCACTAATCATTCAAGTTTACGGCTAAGTGCCCATGGCTACAAGTTTTTGTCAAAAGAACTAGCCATACAATCTTATGTATTTGAACTTACCAGGACCCTGGTAAACAAACATCTGCTTCTTTTAGAACGACACTTCCAGGGTACCTACTACCTGGCCAATCCACGAAAAATCATGGTGTTTGACCAAGAAGATGCTTCCATGCTAGGTCTTCTGGATGGAGATCTGGTGTCCTATTTGGAAAAATTAGAGCTTACCGCCAACAGTTGACCAATAAATCGTTTTCTGATATAATACAGGCATTGTTTAACAACCTGCAAGGAACAGAAAATGCAAAATGTGGCAACAATTAAACTGGTAGAATCCCAGTTGCTGGGGGAATTTTACTTCCGCCAGAATCAGATAGAAACTGCAAAAACACTTCGTGATCATGGCAAATATGGCCAGCATTTCGAGATCGACTTTGCTGAACTGGGAGAAGCTTCCCATGAAGATATCCTGGAAGAAGTGTTTGATCTCACCAACAACCCTGGTCGGCAGGACGAGCGTGTGGCGCGTTATGGTCGTGGCCGGTCTGTCAGTGTAGGTGATTTGGTTGCCATCGACGGCACCGATTATGTGTGCATGAGCATGGGCTGGTCCAAAGTTGACTAATGGTATTTTTAAAGGAGATTCTAATGAGTAAAAATCGTAATCTGGTCGCTGATATTCAAGATGAAATCCAGCGTGGTGAACTTTCTTTCAGGCACATTGCACAGGCATTTGATGTCAGCTACGATGACGTCATGACCATTGTTCAGGAACTTCAAGAACAGTATGCCTATGAAGACGATCTGATTTGACCAAAAATCAAAAATTTGTTATAATTGATTCATCATCAACAACCGGAGCAATCCAAATGGCATACGTATCCCAGGAACTCAAGAAATCGCTGGCACCCACCATCAAGGCAATCTGCAAAAAGTACAAGGTCAAGGCTAGCCTGAGTGTATACAATCACAGCACTCTTTGCCTGAACATCAGCCAAGGTGCCATTGACTTTATTGGCAACAGTAACAAGGTCTGCGGTGCTGATCATTATCAAGTAAGTCGTGGATTTACAACTAATACCAGTGGCTACTCTGATGTTAATCCCTACTGGTTCAAAGAACATTATGACGGCAAAGCACTGTCTTTTCTCAAGGAAGTTTTTGCTGTCATGAACAAAGGCAATCACGATAACAGCGATGCCCAAACGGATTACTTTGATGTGGGCTGGTATGTTAATGTTACCATTGGCAAATGGGACCGACACTATGTAGTTGTTGCTTAAAAGCAACAGACAATAATTCAGATTTTGTATATAATTTAATTTTTAACGCAATCAACTACCACCAAGGAGTATATAAATGAGCAAAGAAACTGTATCCGAAAATCGTACTGTTACCAGCGAAACCGCCCGCCGCAGCATCATGGCCTGCTTCAAGATGCAACGCCCTGTCTTCCTATGGGGCCCTCCGGGAATTGGCAAATCTGAACTGATTGCCAGTATCACCACACAGTTGGGCGGGCTAATGATTGATCTACGCCTTGCACAGATGGAACCCACTGATCTCCGTGGAATTCCCTACTTTAACAAAGATATTGGTCGTATGGACTGGGCACCTCCGGTGGATCTGCCCGACGAAGAAACTGCTAGCCAGCACCCAATCGTTGTTCTGTTTCTTGATGAAATGAACAGTGCTGCGCCCAGCATCCAAGCTGCTGCCTATCAGCTGATCCTTAATCGCCGAATCGGCAAATATGTGTTGCCCAAGAATGTGGTGGTAGTTGCCGCAGGCAACCGTGAAAGCGACAAAGGCGTCACTTATCGCATGCCTGCCCCTCTGGCCAATCGTTTCCTGCATCTTGAAATGCGTGTGGATCATGCCAGCTGGGAGTCCTGGGCAGTGAACAATAAAATTCATAAAGATGTCGTGGGCTACGTGGGTTTTGCCAAGCAGGATCTGCATGATTTTGATCCGCGGTCCAGTTCCCGTGCATTTGCTACACCACGTACCTGGAGTTTTGTCAGTCAGCTGCTCAATGAAGACACAGGACTCAGTGATGGTGAAATGACTGACCTGATTTCTGGTGCAGTTGGTGAAGGTGTTGCTATTAAATTCATGGCACACCGTAAAATTTCAGGACAGTTGCCCAAACCCGAAGAAATCCTGATGGGCAAAGTAACTGAGCTCAAAATCAAGGAAATTTCCGCCATGTACTCGCTCACTGTGGCCATGTGCTATGAGTTGCAAGACGCCATCCAGAAAGACAGCGGTAAGCCCAGTGCTGAATGGCACGCCAAGGCTGATAACTTCTTTAAGTTTATGATGGATAACTTTACCACTGAGGTAACCGTCATGGGAGCCCGTGTTGCACTTACTACCTACGATCTGCCCTTTGTGCCCGGCAAGCTCAAGAATTTTGATGAATTCCACAAGCGGTTTGGCAAGTATGTGGTGGCAGCTAGCCAGAAGTAAAAACTAGGGGCATGCATGCCCCCTATTTCCTATTATTAGAAATATGTCCATTATTCTAAATATGTCCATTGTTCTTGAAAAACTTGATGCCCGTCATACGGGCCACACTTTATTTCAGTATCGTGTGCCCCTATATGGATTTGAAGAATTTTTAAAAATTAGAAAGTTCTGCTGGGAAACCTGGGGTGCCAGTTGTGAAATAGATCTGATCACGGTGGAACTAGGGCAACTCTACAATGACATCTGGTCCTGGCGTTTGGTAGATCCAACACCCAGGAAGTACCGATTCAGACCCGTGGGTTTTATCTATCTATCTGGCGGCGAACAGGCTGCATTTTTCAAATTAAAATACGGTTAAATATTTGGACGTTGACGTTAAATCTAGATTCAGATATAATACATGCATACGTTAACTAACTTAAGGAACAGCTAGATGGCAACTACATCCAAGGAAAAAAAGAATCACAAACTGGCCGGCAAATTGACCGAAACCATTGATCCGCATCTGGATAATCTAGTGCGCGAAAAACTAATCACGGCACGTATTGGGCTTTTACTACGTGCACCGTTTTTTGGTAATCTAGCAACTCGACTTAAATTGGTCAACGCAGATAACTGGCTAGGCACTGCTGCCACCGACGGCCGTAACTTTTTCTACAATACTGAATTTGTTAATAAACTGAAGCCCAAGGAAGTAGAATTTCTGTTTGGGCACGAAGTATTGCACAATGTCTACGATCATATTGGCCGCACTGGCAGCACCAGAGATCGCCAGTTGTTCAATTGTGCTGCTGATTTTTGTGTAAACAGTGATCTAATTGATCAGAAGATCGGTGAGAAAATTACACCATGCCTGTACGATACCAAGTATCGTGGCTGGAGCGCTGAAGAAGTCTACGACGATCTCTACGAAAAAGCTGACAAAATTGACATCAGTAATCTGCTGCAAGAAGTTCTGGACGAACATCTGGATGGAAGTTCAGATTCCCAGGCTGGCAGCCAGGATGAAAAAGACGGCACAGGCAATGGACGTGGTCGTCCCAGGTTGTCCGACGAAGAACGTCGTGAGATCAAGGACGAGATTCGCCAGGCACTGTTGCAGGCTGCCCAGGCAACTGGCTCTAGTAACCTACCGGCCGGAGTCAAGCGTCTGATCAAGGATCTTACAAAACCTGTGGTCAACTGGCGAGAGCTCATGGATCAGCAGATCCAGTCCACTGTTAAAAATGACTTTAGCTGGATGCGCCCAAATCGCCGTAGCTGGCACATGGATGCTATCATGCCCGGTATGACTCCCGGAAGCCAGATTGACGTCTGCGTGGCCATTGATACTTCGGGATCAATTTCCGAAGAAGATATCGGAATCTTTTTGAGCGAGGTCAAGGGCATGATGGAATCCTACGATGAATATAAAATTCGTGTGATCACCTGGGACACCAGTGTCTATAATCCCCAGGAATATACCAGTGATAATCTTGCCGATATTGCAGCATATCAGCCCGGCGGCGGTGGCGGTACTGATCCACACTGCGTCTGGGATTGGCTAATTGCTGAGAACATTGAGCCCAAGAAATTGATCATGTTCACAGATTTTTGCTTTTACGGCTGGCGCCCCCACGATGTCAAGGACTACTGCGACACGGTATGGATTATCAAGGGCAACGAAAATGCCGAACCAGAATTCGGAGTCTGGGCACACTACGAAGTGTCTAAAAAATTAGCTAGTGCCTAATAATAGTTTTGATCCGAGTGCAGGCGCACTCGGATCAAGAACACTGTATCATGACTGTGACGTACACTGTTGAGATTTATAAAAATCAGTACCACCTGCAAAAGGAGATGATATCCTGGTGCAAAAGTTTATTCGGAGATCACCACATACTCTGGTTCTACAGTGAGCCACTGCATTGGGAAGGGCTGGGAAACTGGGGACTTAGCACCATGTTTGGCACTACATTTTTTTATTTTAAACACGCACAAGATGCTGCATGGTTTAAGCTAAAATGGACATGAGCCAGGATGTATTTCAGGAATGGCGGAACAGTAAATTTGTCGTTGCTGCTTACCATTTGCTAGTTGAACCCAATATAGTGGTCATCTTAACCGACATTGGATATTGGGCGCAACACATTGATGAATTGGTGATCTGGTGTATAGAAAACGGAGGCGTGGTGAGTGGCATGACTGTGACATTTGATACCCCCGAGCAGTTAGCCTGGTTTACATTGAGATGGACATGAAAGTTCTGAGTTGTGGATTTATAAATGACTTATCACAAATTCGGCAATGGAAAATGGTTGATGAAATTGTTAGAACACAGATGCCAGCAGATATGATGGTAATGTGGGAGTGCAAGGGGTACGAAGGTCTATTTTTATCAGTACCTGAATATTTTGGAATGTCCAAAATGTATCGTTGTAAAAGAAGTCATGTGACCTATGAATTTACCAACAAACAATGGACTATGTTTTTATTGAGGTGGTCATAAATTTCTCAGCAGCTGACGCAAGAAAACCGACTACAAAATAAGGAGGAGGCTGGAACATGTAACCAGCACTAAGGCAGAAAGGCCTTTTTTATTCTTTGTTTATATCAACGTCTGCTTGCATACGCTCGCGCTCTATCGCAATGTTGCGTAATTCAATAACAGTTTCAACTTTTTGATTTAATCTGATTAAATCATTGTCCAGCAGTCTGATACGATCAATAAGTGCAACCAATGTAGTATTAGTTTGACTGATCACTGGTTTAATTTCTTTAGTTACCCAAGTCCACACGTAATATATCATGAACCCGCAGCCGAATGCTGCTATAATCGGAAATCCAAATTTATCAACTAACTCAACTATGTTGTTCATTAGTCTTTCCTCTGGTCTGATTGTTCGGCTCTGGCAATTCTTTCGTAGTCTGGTTGTATTCCTAACACATGGCTAACTTTTACGTCAATCCTTTGCAATTGGTGTGTCATAGTATCTACGCGAGAGTCAAGCCCTTTGGCAATTGTACCCATGCTGGTTACGGAACTAGTCACGCTGGCTAATATAAATTTTAATGTAAGGAACACGAAATACCCTGATGCAATGGCTGCTGCAATAGGGAATCCAAGTTCTGCTACTAAAGTTAGGAAGTCCATACTATTATTTACCAATTAAGAACTACTGTTAAACAACGCAGAGAACCATAGACAAAGATGCAAATTTTTGTTATAATTAAGTGTTACTATTTAGGTATGAAAGAAACTATTTATATTTTATATTGAGGTGGGCATGAGAGTACTAAAGAAAACACTGTGGCCAAAATCAGTTGCTATCAACAATGCTGACAAAATAGAAAACATTGAAATTTGGTTAGGAAAAAATCTAGGAGCATTTAAGGATAAATGGAATGCAGTATATGGTTACAATAAGACTGATTTCTATTTCCGCGATGAAAAAGATGCGTTGATGTTTATATTGAGGTGGGCATGAACATTGACAACGATATAAACAGTATGTATCCGGCAATGATATTCGCTCCGTGCATTCCTAAGATGTCACTTATATTAGATGAAGGTAGAGTACACGGTGCTCGGTACTATCAAGTAAAGCCGGTGTTCGCTGATTGGATGGTGCTGGAAAAGTGGGCAATCAAAACTTACGGACCTGTCTCAAACATATGGGAAACAAATTGTGGTCGTTGGTATATGAACGATTCTGTGTTTTGGTTCCGCAACGAATCTGATCGTACTATGTTTTTATTGAGGTGGTCATGAAACTTATTTTCCCTTATTATATAAAGTATCCTAGAACAGACAACTGGTATAACGGAGATTGGAGAGAATTGAGTGATTGGTGTTCTTCGTCTATAGGCAAGTGTACAAAAGATTGGGAATATATGGATGAACGTTTCCTTTTTACCAAAGAGCAAGACAAACTAATGTTCATATTGAGGTGGTCATGAGAGTAGAGTTTCGTCAAGGTATTCCAAACCAGTGTTTTGAGTGGTTACTAGAAAATATCGGGCCAGGTAATGTATATAGGTCAGTATCGGGTCGTTTTCTTCTTCTTCACACTGACTTTAAGGATACTGATGCTTGGTTCTATTATAGTGCATACAATGCCAGTCAGCCGGATGGTGAACAGTTTGTTTCTACCATCACATTCAAGGATCCAAAGATGGCAACTTGGGTTGGATTGAGGTGGGCATGACAATATCCAAAAAATTTGATGTTCAGGTGTTATTAGACAAACTCACCAATGACTTGGCAGATAGCATTGATAATGAAATACTATACGAAACGTTAGGCTGGACCATAGTTGATGTTCCCTATCAGCATGCATTTCTATATGGGTCTAAAAAAGTAATGCAACAATGGGTAGATGCAAATGCAGGTGAGCATTTTTACTGGGATGGAAAGTTTGCATTTAAAGAAGGCCGTGATGCTACTGCGTTTTTATTGAGGTGGTTATGAGTAAGAGTGAAATTACTGGCCTTACCTTTTTTGGAGATCAAAACTGGATGCCGTGTGGTCTTAATCTGTATGACAAACTTTGGTGGCGATTTGTGCCCGGAGTTGTTATCAATGTAGCGTGGCCCAATGGTCCAATAATTAAAGAATTCATTGATCAATATAAAACAGACGAGCAGTGGTTGTCAGCAGATCCTAACGAGCATTACAGGCCGTGGTTAGAAAAGCATGTGGGCAAGCAGGGGCGAGATTGGAACTGGGGCATGGCAGATCGCGATGCCACGGAAAATCGGCTAACTATAAAGATCAGACGAAAATATGCAAAATATGCTACAATAGCAGCAATCAAATGGCCGTAGAATATTTTATCAAAATATCTTTACTAAAATTAATATTGAACATATAATGTAAGTGGATCGAATAGCAATAATCTTAACATATAGTTACTAGGAAACAAAATGAATATTCAACCCAAAGATACTAGTCGAGGACACCTGTATATCAGTCTTGCTAAAAGTGGTATTAGAATTATTGCCGGTGTAGCTCTTATGATCGGGCATGTGTGGACAGCTGGGGTATTGCTCATTGCAGCAGAAGCACTGGGCATTGCAGAGGAGCTTGTATAATGCCCATGATTTATAAAGAAGTAGAAGTACATGTTGATCTGTATGATTTTGATACTGATGATCTAATCAAAGAATTGAAATCACGTGGGGTTAGGATCACCGCAGAAGATAGCGTCAAAGAATTAGTCAATGCTATTTGGGCCAAACGTAGACTCGATCGAGATTTTAGCCAGGACCTAGATCAGCTGATTTATGAAGTTGAGGATAGGATCCTATAAACAATATAACAAATTACCAAGGGATGTTATGATCAAGATCATCCCGAAGATTACTACGATTACGCAGGTTGACACTAAATCGCTTTGGATATATAATACGTACTTAGATAATCAACAAACAGGAGTAAGTTATGAAAGTATCAGACCTCATTGATCTTCTGAAAGATTTTGATCCCAATTTGGAAGTGCATTTTGCATATCCGTCCAATGACTACTGGCGCACTGAGCTTGCTCCTACTGTGGACACGGTCGGAGACGGATTTGTGAAATACAGTACCTATCACAGCATGCACAAGATGTTGGACGAAGACGAGATATATGAAGATGAAGGCGACTACGAAGGTATTCGCCGCGTGATAGTTATCGGTTGACGATAAATCAGTCAGGGCGCACAATACAAATTGCCACATTAAAAGCTTGAACAAGGTATACATAATGAGCACTGAAGACGATAAATTTAAAAATTCAAAGCGCAGGCTTAGTGATGAAAATGCTGTAAAGCGGCAGACCAAGATTGCCAAAGCGTATGGAGTACCTGTATCTGAGCCTCACAAATTTGCCAAACATCACGCAATGAACTGTGGTGATCCCAAGTGTGTAATGTGTATGAATCCTAGAAAATCATTCAAAGAACTTACCCAACAAGAAAAACGTCTGTTCCAAGATTTAGATAAAGTCTCAGATAAACGTGGTAACGGAGTAACATTAGATGAAAAAGATATACTATGAAAAAGTGGGAAGAAAATATGTACCAATTACAGAATATGATAGCCAGTATTTGGATAGCTTTCCAAAGGGCAACCACCTGGTTAGTGTATACCCCGGAGGGCAGTCTCGCCGTTTTAACATTGATCCTAACTATGCTGCCCTGATTGCGGCGAGCCGGGTGGCTGAAGACGCCATGTGTTCCGCAATGTGCAAAGCATCAGAACTGCGTCCCAAGCAGACTCCAATTACACCCGGACAGAAAAAAGCATGGCAGAAACTGGCCAAGGAACTTGGTGATGAGCTTTGCCCATTACAGGGGGCATCTAATCGCGATGTTGCCGAAGCCGGAATTAAAGCCATGATGGCTGAAGCAGATAAATTAATGAAACATGCTAGTGTTCGTGCAGCCTATGATCACTTTATCACCATGACCAAATTGTGTTATACTGAGTCAACTGACTAATATGCTTAAATACGGAGAAATTAATCCTCTCAATGTGTTTGGACTTAGACGAATTGAGCATAAGCCCCCGCATTTTGAATCTGTGATATTTGATATTAAAACACACGAAAAAAAGATCTCCGACTGGATTTATGAAAATCTTTCCGGAAGATTTTGGCTAGGTGATATCTTCGCTGAAGATTCAAATTCGTCAATGGCAAAATCAAAATGTGCTGCATTTGAGATACACAGTGAAGCAAGTTATTTTGCATTGCGTATTGATCAAATCAATAAATGGGAGCAATTATAAATTTTTACTGCGATCTGTAAGAGAGTAAATATTGTTGTATCAATGGAGTACCAATGGAAAATCAAGCGCGCCAGGTCGTGGTCCCAACTCAAGAACTATTATCTGTTCTAAGTAGCATTCAGTTAGCCAGTAGTAGAGGGTCATTCAGACCCGAAGAGTTTGTTGAGATAGGAACCGCATATCAAAAAATTTTCGAGTTTTTAACTGACTTGGGTGCAATTAATTCTTCTAAATCCAGTAATCAAGCAAACAACGAAAGCATTCAGGCCGGAGTAGCATCTGGCCTTTTACCATAAGGAAAATACATGATCAAGCATGTTGGCAAGCATAACAACAAAAAGTGCATAATTTTATTTAAAACAGTACCAGGAGAAGATCATATGTGTCTAGTTGCATATCCCGACACCATGCAGCGACATATTCATGATGATTTAATGAGTGCTTTAGAAAGTGAACCCGGGCAGCAGGCAGCTGAACTCAGTGATTACCTGTTTAGGTATACACTAAGCGATGGCAACAACGCCCTGGAGACGTTACATCGTGAGGGTATGATTAAAAAAGTACCAACTAATCAGGTAATCGTCACACCCAATGCTAAAAGCACAGTTCGACTAGACGAATTAAATGACATTCTTGGTAAGATGAAACAGGGCGAAGCGGCTGTAAAAGAACTAGCAGATCTAGATAAAAATGCAGGCATGTCTGGTAAACGTAAACGTAATAATCCAGGCCAGATGCTGGGTGAAGTTCGTACGCCCAGGGAGAGCCGCAGTATCCCAGTAGAAGTTGATACTAATATAAAAATTAGCGATATTTTAACTGATGGTGAACTGGCAAAACAACGTTTGGCGCAAGCACAACAGTTGCAGGATAATGCCAAGGCACTATTGGCCGAGGCAGCAAGACTTCAACAAGAAGCAATATCATTAACGAGCCCAGTTAAAACAAATGGCACAACAAAATCCAAAAAAATCGCCAAAGCCAAAGAAGCTTAATTTAAATCCAAAAGCAGCCTGGAGGAACATTCTTAAAGATGTAGACAAAAAAGAAGTACCCATACATATTTTGGAAAAATTAGTAGTATCTCTCAAGGACGGCACCACTGTAACTGTGGACATTAAAAAGTTGCTCGAGCAGGGTGCTGATCCGGATGAGGTAGAATCCCATGTAACATCAAGGTTAGACGAGCTAGACGATTATATAGACAACGTAGACTTTTTTGTTGATATTGATCTAGTAGAAGCCACTGTACAACCAGAAACAGATAAAGTATTATCTAAATTATGATAAAAGCCATATTTGCTGTGGATCATTGGGGTGGCATGGGCTTTAACGGCTCATTGCCCTGGCCCCATCATAGAGAAGATCTACAATATTTTAAAGAACAAACAAAAAATCACATAGTTGTCATGGGGCGGAGAACCTGGGATGATCCAAAAATGCCCAAGCCGCTGCCTGAACGTAGCACACATGTTATCACCAGTAGGCCACTGTCGCAGCCCTATCAGGGGGTTAAGATTATACAGGGCGATATCTGCGCCAATATAAAAAGTATTGCTGAAAAAAATTCCGATAAAATAGTCTGGATCGTGGGTGGTCCCAAGATTTTAATGGAAACCATGGACTTGGTCGACGAAGCACATATCACACATTTTAAAGGTCAGTTTCGAACAGATACGCAGATAGATCTAAGAAAGTATTTGCGCATGTTTCAGGCCCGGAGTGCAGGGCCCAGCCTGGACCGCCGCTGCACCTGGATGACTTATAAAAATATCGACGTCTTCCGTCAGTAGTAGTATAATATAATTTATGGAACATGAATATCTAAATGCACTTAAATTCGTGCTAGAAAATGGCACGACTAAAACAGATAGAACTGGTACTGGTACCATCAGTTGCTTTGGAATGCAACAACGATATGATCTAAGCAAGGGATTTCCCGCAATCACCACAAAGAAATTAGCCTGGAAGTCCATGGCGTCGGAATTGTTATGGTTCATTGAAGGCACAGGAGATGAAAGACGGCTAGCAGAAATTCTCCATGGTGCACGAGATCAGTCCAAGACCACTATCTGGACTGCCAATGCCACAGCACCTTATTGGAAATCCAGAGCCAAGTTTGATGGCGACCTGGGCAGGGTGTATGGGGTACAATGGAGACACTGGAGAACTCCCATTGATCGCGGCGAAGGGACTTTTAAAGATGATTTTGGCAATACCTACCGCAGAACTTCGCCCATACAGATAAAAGAAGTGGATCAGTTGTCGCTACTGATCAATTCCCTGCGTACAGATCCAGATGGTCGACGGCATATTCTTAGTGCATGGAATCCTGGAGAATTAGAAAATATGGCATTGCCACCATGCCACACGTTTGCACAATTTTATGTCAATGATGGACGCTTGAGTTGCCAGATGTATCAAAGAAGTTGTGACATGTTTTTAGGTGTACCCTTTAATATCGCGAGCTACAGTTTGCTAACGCATCTAATAGCCCAGGTGTGCAATTTGGATGTAGGGGAGTTTGTTCACGTGCTCGGTGATGCACACATATACCTAAACCATGTAGAGCAGGTAAAAGACCAGATATCACGTGAACCATTACCTGCCCCACAATTGTGGTTGAATCCAGAAATCAACGACATAACTAAATTTACCATGGCTGATATTAAACTGGAAAATTACCAGAGCCACGGGGCAATCAAAGCCGATATGGCTGTATAAATTATGGAAAATCATTAATGAAAATATTTGTCACGGGCGGGGCCGGCTTTATTGGCCACAATGTGGTAAAATTACTAGAAGAACTGGGGCACGAATGCCTAGTTGCTGATACACTTTCAGACTATGGATTTGTTCCACAGGATGAATTGCAATATCTGTTCAGCGAACGACGAAAAAAATTTAAAGCTGAGATAGTGCATACTGATATCAGAAACAGGGAATCGTTAGATGAAAAATTTGCAGTATTCAAACCTGACTCTGTGATTCACCTGGCCAGTTTCCCCAGACAAAAAGTAGTCAGTGCTAATCCGGTCTGGGGCAGTGAAGTCATGGCAACTGGACTTATTAATTTATTGGAGTGCGCCAAGGATCATGGTGTCAAACGTTTTACTTACATCAGCAGCAGCATGGTCTACGGAGACTTCGACGATCAGGTCACTGAAGATTACAATTGTCGCCCACAGGGACAGTACGGTATCATGAAGCTCATGGGAGAGTGGCTGGTTAAAGATTACGCTAGACGTAAATGCTTTGACTACACCATCATTAGGCCCAGTGCGGTCTACGGTGAGTATGACGTGGAAGATCGTGTGGTATCAAAGTTTATTCTGTCGGCAATGCGTGGAAAGACACTCAAGGTAAACGGGGCCGGAGAGACCTTGGATTTTACATACGTTGAAGATGCTGCTAGAGGCATAGTGCAGGCTTCTATAAGTGACAATGCAAAAAATAAAATCTATAATATTACAAAAAGTCACAGCTATAGTTTATTGGATGCCGCAAATCTAGCAGTGAGCATTGCTGGACATGGTGCCATAGAATGCAAAGACAAAGACGCAGACTTCCCCAGTCGTGGTGCATTGAACATTGACGCAGCACGAAAAGACTTTGGATTTGATCCCCGAGTTGACGTTGAGGAAGGTTTCCGAAGATATTACAAATGGTTTAACGAAAGTCCATTTTGGAAAGACCGGATATAATTCGTTTCTTTGGAGTAAGACGCCAGTATCAAAATCTCAGAGAAGAGCTGCTGGACGTAACTGATGCAGTTTACTCCAGCGGACAAGTCCTTGATGGCTTTTATACCGCAGATTTTGAAAGACTAATCGCGAAACGTTGTCATAGACGGTACGCCGTGGCGGTAAACAGCGGCACACAGGGATTGGTATTTGCACAAGGATTGCTATTCCCTAAAAACTCAAAAATTCTAATACCTGCCATCAGTTTTGTTGCCACAATCAACAGTATCATACAAAGCGATAATATCCCGGTAATATGTGACACTGACGATCAAGCACTAATAGATCTAGAGAGCTTGGATTTTGCCATAAAAGGTGCTGGTGTTGCTGGTATCATGTATGTAAACATATTTGGCAACATCGTGGACTGGGATCGGTTTAAAGTTACCACTGAGTTTTTTAATCAGGATCTTGGTATTATAGAAGACGCTGCACAAAGTTTTGGTGCCAGCTACAAGGGCATACCCAGTGGCAGTTTAGGGGATATTAGTGTACTAAGCTTTGATCCCACAAAAAACTTAAACAACTACGGGTCCGGGGGCATGGTATTAACTGATAGCCTGGAGATTAAAAATTCATTGCTGGCATTAAGAGACAACGGGAAGTCCAGCGAACACGAAATTGCCGGGACCAACAGTAAAATGAGTGAGGCTGACTGTGCTCAGATGATAGTTAAACTGAGCCACTTTGACGCCTGGCAGTCAAGGCGCAGGCAGATTGCAGCGTATTATACTCAGGAACTTGATGGTATCGTGGATGTTCCTGTGGTATCTGACCATGTAGTGCATTCCTGGCACAAGTATGTAATAAAAACTACTAATCGCCATGAAATAATGCAACGATTGTTAAACAGCGGCATTGAAACAAAAATACATTACGAAAAGCCATTGTATGAATATCCAGTGGGATACCCATATATTAACTACGCATCAGAATTGTACAGAGAAGCCAGCGCCTTCTGCGGTGAGTGCCTGAGCTTACCCATATACCCTGAACTAACTGATGCCGAAGTTGAATACATAGCAGCACAGGTTAAAAATTTCTGCTAATATCCATTACTGGTATTTGGAATTATAATACTGGGACAACCAACTCCACTCGTAACTGAGTTTTAGTTTAGCAAAGTCACCAGCAACACTGTTATAATATTCAACAGCATCAGTGGCACCATGTATGCTCCACTCTGCAAAATTGCCCTGTGCCACAGTCAGCCATCGGTTGAGTCTATGCTTTGCCTGTATGTCCAAGTTTAACGATGCAAAGTGTTTTAATTTTAACACCTCTCTAAATGCAGTTCTCCAGGTCACCCAGGAGTCCTGATTGTATTCAGCAACACCACTGTGTACTGGTACTACCTCATGTGCTGCACTGAGTGTAAAATCTAGCCCAGTTTCCTGAGTATTTAATGTCAGCATTTTATTGTAGGCAATCATGCCCATGTGCCCATATTCCAAATCGTTAACAGGATTTTTTGCATGAAATATATAGTGCTTGGGCTGTTGGAAGTAATCGGGTTTCCAATTAAAATCAAAATTTGGGTCTACTCGCAACTTGGCAAACACCGTGAAAAACCAGGGCGTTGAACTACGCCTAGCAGCTTCCTGATATGCTTGTGTGCGCCCATTTACCCCGCGGACCCAGTGTATTTTACCAGAATAATCACGCGCACTAGTATTGTTAGTGAGCCAGTCATAGTACTCCTGCTCGTTGGGTTCACCATTGCTGATATAAACAATATCCAGTTGAGTCTCCAAAAAATAGTGCCGTGAGTGATCTTTTAATACGTAGGGATAGTCATAAACTTGAGTATTCAGATAAAGCTTTATGTCTCTGGGAACTGCACAAATGGCATTGCTTGGAGTAAAACCCTCGATGGCGCGATCTTTTTCCCTCCACAGACAGGGATCAAAACGTGGATAACAATCTGGTTGATTACTGAAGAGTGCGTACGGGGTGGTAAACTGATATTGCCTGATCTCAGAAACTAAATCGTCGGTGTCATAATTATGAATTGGCATATCAAAACGCGGAACACTTACGTGTTCTAGATAATTTATGACATTAAACCAATCTAACAATTCCAGGTTGTACATCTGTTGCTTAAAGCTAGGCACATGAATATAGAAAGTATCACCACGTTTCTGATTGCCACTGGCAAAACAATGAATCATTTCTGTTTGCCATTGCCCGGGATGCCAGGTAAAATCAAAAGAATGGTAATCGCAAATACTACTAATGACCCAAACGTATTCCGTGGTAGCTAAATTCACTATGCGTTTTAATACATTTAGATGATCTGATACATACCGTGTACTTTTAATATTGGGATATTTTTCTCTAAGAGTTTCAAACTGAAGTTTACTTTCGGGATTCATAAAATCCATGTAAAAAATCTCGGGATTCCCACGACGTGGAACCAGTTGATCATCTGTGCGCCAATGCCATTTATGGTTTACTGTGCCCTTGGGTACTAGAT